GCCATTGCCCAGAACTGCGCCACCATCTCGCGAACAAGGTCGAACGCTTGCGCGTCGAAAGTGACCTCGAAGTGATCGAACCGCCAGTTACTCGGTTCGAGAATCGCGAACGCGCCCCAGCGGTAACCGGCGTGGCCCATATACCACTGGATCTGAAGTTGGTACGAGAGCGGTAAGCCTTCCTTCTGGAACTTGCGGAAGCTCCGCTCATTGGCCGACTTCGTTTCGAGGATGCCGGGGCCGCGCGGGTCGTTCAGGATGATGCGGTCGGGTTGGCCGATCTCGTATTCCCTCTGCCCTTGGATAGTCTTGCGGCGGCGCACATCGTTGCCGGTCTTCTCGCAGTACTCCTGCACGATGAGAGGTTCCAGCTTTGTGCCGCGAATTAGATGTCCTTTGAACTCGATGGCGTAGTCGGGCTCGATGCCTCGCTTCTGATACCAGAGCTTCCGAGCGCATCCGTATGGCGGGGCGTTGACTACGCTACCGATGTCACTCCCGCCGATGTGTTTCGTTCTGTCCATGTTTCCTCGTTGAGACAATACGGGGCCGCTGCGCTGCGAGAGCGCCGCTTCGTTGGTTTGGCCCCGATGGACCGGCCTAGGGTTCCACGCTTTCCACAGCGCACGAATCCGGTTAGCGACTTAACGGCGAGCGCCTCGTTTTTCGTAAGTTAGGCCGATCTATCCGGACCAAGCCGGATTAGTTCCAGAATTGAAAGATATTGACGCCGATGGACAGCGCCAGCAGGTACGCTTGCACGTCGTTCCAGCGGTCTGCGCGCTTCACGCGGGCTTCAAGATGTTCAATAGTGTTGGTCATAGTTCTCCTCGGGATTCCCCACCCTCCGGCTAGCCGAAGCCAGCCGGGCCGGGTCGGGTGGGGGCTGTTACCTAAACACGTTCGAGCTAAATCCGCCTACTCCTTCTGTGATTTATGCCCTGTTACGCTGGGCGCGTGGCGTGAAGCCAAGCCGGGGCAAGCGGCCCCCGCTTCGGTTCACGGCTTGTGAAACGCCGCGCGAAGTATGGCGTAGGCGAGTAACTGGAGTATTGCGACATCTAAACGAAACCACTGCTTGTGCTTGCACGCCTGATATCCGCTCTGGCCAAACAGAAAGCCTACTGTTGTCACTACCAGCAAATACACCACTTCACTTTGCACGCTTCCCCTCCTTCTGCAACGCCAACCGCAGCTTCTCCTGCTCGTTCCGTTCCTCGACCACCACCGCGCCGATGCGAATGTAGTGCTCGATCATGGCCTTGGCCGTGGCTTGGGAGTCGATGGCGCGGCGGGTCACTGGCGCACCTGCCAGGCGAGTTGCAGGCCCACCGCAGCGTTGAACACCAGCACTGCCGCAACCCCGCCGAACGCCATCCGCTCGAACAGGTACAGGTGCGGGGTCGCTAGAGCGTGATAGCCGCAGGAGACGCCACCGGCAAGCATGGCGAGGGCCATGAGGGCGACTACGATGGCCGCCTTCACCGGGGCCTCCCGATGCCCTGCATGTGGTAATTGATCGTCAAAATAGCTTCCCGCACGCGCCGGTCTATCTGGGCTTCGCTGGCCGTTAGCCCGCAAAAGATGCAGGTGTCGCCCATGAAGCAATACTCGTGCCTGCCTGGGATTCCCAAGTCTTCTTTCTTCTTGCAATCGTCTTCGCTAACCCGTGGTTCGATCACCGGGGCCTCCCGATGTCGCAAATGATCAGATACCCGAAGCCGATCACCAGCGCCATCGTAAACGCAAACTGGATCACCTCGCCGGGTGGGATATTGAGGAGAGCGGAGGTCACGCCGCTACCTCCGCCGCCTGCAACTGAGCGAGCCGCATTCGAATGTACTGCGCCTGGGTGAGCTTCAGTGCAGCAGCCTCGGCCTCTACCCACGGCACCTGATCGGGCTCCAATGACACGCAAATACGTTTTGTACCGTTTTGCGCCGTTTCGTTACGTTCTGCGTTCATATGACAACATTACGTCAGGTGACCGCCGGTTGTCTACAAAAATTACGAAACAAATTTTGACCGGCGAAAATTTTCCCCTGAAACGCAAAAGACCCCGCGCTAGGCGGGGTCATGCGGGCACGGGCGGCGGCGAAGGCGGGCCGATACCACAGCGCCGCACCGCGGGCACGGTGCCAGCTTGGGCGGCTTGCCTGGTGGCCGCTTGCGGCGGGCCAGTTCGGCTTCGAGGGCTTCGCGGGGGATGCGGGAGAGGTCGGGGAGTTTAGGGATAGGCCTCTGTGGGCAATCGCACGCCCCGCTGCGCAAGCATCTCAACCAACAATTCCGCGCTCATCCCGCCGCCGCAGTTAATCGCGGCAAGGCAATCGGCCGATGTGCCACGCGGTTCATCGGTGGCGTGGGTGTAGCCGTCCGTTCCTTCCCAGAAGGTCATGTCCTGTTCGTGGGTGCATTCGTCGCTCATGATTGCAGCGATGCGCTTGATGTCTTCGGTAGTCTTGAGTATCATGGTTCTCCGGCCTCCCAGCCGGTGGATTAAAACATTTTGTTGATTGCTGTTGGACTAGGCCGGGCGGCTAGCCCGGCCTTTTTCATTTACGCCGCTTCGAGCAGCTTTACCGCCAATGCCGTCCAGCGCACAAGCGCTTCGCCGGTGGCCTGATCGTCGCGGCGCCCCTTCAGTATGTCGATGATGGTTCCGGCGGCCAAGGCCTGCGCCTTTGCGGTCGCGGCATCAATGCGGGCGATCAGCGCCGTGGCTTTCGGATTGTCGGCGGGGATCATCGCCTTCCATGTCGCTACGCCTTCGGCATACTGCGCCATCAGGTCGGCTGCATATTCGATTTGCTTAACAGTGCCAGTCATTTGCTTGATCTCCTCTACACCTCCAGAATACACATACTCCACAGTATGTGCAAGGGAAAAACGCACGCCCCAAATAAAAAAAGCCCCTGCCGGTTAGGGCAGGGGCATTTTGCTGACGTCGGGAATATGGTCTACAAACGAAAAAAGCCCCCGCCGGTTAGGGCAGGGGCTCGAGTATCTACGGCAGTGCGGGCTTTACCACGTCTGAATTTGTACGCGCTTCCACGCGCCGCTGGCAGTGCAGAAATACAGATAATCCACATCCCCGGCGATGGTTCCTGCCGTACACGCTGCCGCCGCTGAGGCTGGAGTCGTCGGGCCAACGACCAGAGACCAAGGCACCCAAGCTGCGCCGTTCCATCGGAGCAGTTGCCCCAGAGATGCGCCCTGCTGCCGGATCTGCGACGGCAGAAACAGCACGGTTGGCGTCGGCACGGTCGTGGAGCGGATCGCGCGGATGGTGGTCGCGCCGGTCGGGACCACCCAGGTTTCTGACCAGCCCGCGCCACTCGTGGGCGAATAGCGGGCCGTGTACGACGTCCCGGTGGGCGTGATGGCGTCGTTGGGGTAGAGCGTGATACTGAACGCGCCGTTCGCCACGGTCACAGTCTGCGACCAGCCGGAGAGCGTTTCCGAGCCAGCGTACAGCGGCTGACTCGTCGCCGGGTTGTTCAATGTCACGACGACCGCACCGCTCCAGTTGCCGCCCATGGGCGTTTTGATAGTGTCGGTGATAGTCACGGTCGTCTGCGCGTGCAGCATCGCCCCGGCAAAGGCCAGGTAGAGAAGGTATTTCATGGGTGGGGCTCCTATTTGTTCGTTTCCGCGTTGACCTTAGCCAATGCGTCGGTGAGGAATTTCGGCAAGCGCCAGCCAGCGCGGCCGACGTTCTCGGCGATGCTGATAAGTTCAGTGGCACAGAACCAAGTCGCCATCATGCTTGCGAGGTCGAAGCCGATGGGATGGGCTGCAACAAAGGCATGAATCGCGGCGATCAACAGCAGCGCCACGGCCTTTTTGACGAATCCTCGGCGCGATACGTCCGACGACACCGCGCCGGAGGACCACGCCACGAGAAAGCCCGTAGCAAAGTCGATGGCTTGCAGGATCAGGAGTGCTTGCAGTGCCACGCTCATTGACAGAAACACCCCCATTAATGCGCCCGGTAGGGCCAGGATCATCTTTTTCGCTGCGGTCATTCCGGCTTCCCTCCCACGGCTTTCGTAATCAGCACCTGGAACTCAGCGAGCTTCTGCATCGCGTCGGCCAAGGCTTCCTCGTCGATGATTTCCTTCCCCGTCAGCCGCTCTACTTCGCGGGCCATCAGCGGGGCGGACCATTCGAGCGTGCGCATGGCGTTCTGCAGCTTCTCCGGGCCACTGCCGCCCGCCTGCTCCGCGGCGGTCACCGCGCTGTAGACCGTCTGCGCCAGCGCATTGAGCGGCGGCGGCGTGAACATCAGCGCGATGGGCGCGGCGGTCTTTACCCCGCGCCCCAGTTTTTTCAGCCAGCCCCAAGCCATTACGGCCGCTCCAGGTCGTTGTACACGCGCCGGTAGCCATCCTCGCCATTCACGGCAATCTGGTAGGCGGCGTCGTGGACCTCGATCATGCGCTCGAACGTGCCCATGTCGTAGCGGAGGTGCAGGTGGATTGGCTTGTCAGGCGGGAAGCCTTCGCGGACCATCTCTTCGGCGTCGAAGTACGTCTCGCCGAGCCCGCCACCGTTAGCGATCAGCAACGGCGTCGGCAGGCCCATGCCGTTGCGATACCGCATGGACTTCGCGGAAAGCTCCTCGGCGAGCAACCGGCCCTCCTGCACGGTGGCCGTGTCGGTGTCTAGCTTCCCGGCGAAGGTCGCCTGATATTTCTTCAGAATGTCGGGCTTGCCGACTTTTACGATGCGATCAAACATTTTCAGTCTCCAATGTTTCAATGGTTTCGGGTTCGCCAAACGTAGCCGCCAAGAGCCATATCTGCCGCATGTCGTCATCGGCCACACGCAAGCATCCGAACGTGGGCCGCAGGTATGCCCAAGCCGCAGAGCGTCCCGGTGCCCCGCCGTGCAGCCAGATGCCGGAGCGTTTCGACGCCCGCAGCGCGTCCCCGCTGATCGGGTTCATGGTTATGACCGCATGTACACCGTAGGTTGACGCCGGAGCCACTGGGCCGCGCTTCCCGCACTGCCACAGCCCCGTAGGCGTGTCGCCGAACGGCAACAGAGGGTTCCTGGTCGGGTTGCCTTCCTGACGCGCCCTTGCGTTGTCGGAGCGGCCCAGGACCGGGCAGCGGTGGATTACCGCGCCATCGTCGAGGGCCACGAGTTCGCCGGGGATGTCGCGATTCTTGGGGAGGGTTGCGCGGAGGATCACGGCTTCACCCGATAGTGCGGGACGCGCCGCACCCCGGCAGGCGTCTGGACTTTGAACTCGCGCATCTCAACGCGGCCCGCCGGAATGCCGGAGGAAAGCAGTGTTGACGTATGCGGGCGGCTCAGGCTCCAGGCTTCGGCCCACTGTTGGCAGGTTCGCCAGCCGTCCGGGACAGTTTCGACGCTGCCCGAGATTTCGCGCCGGAGTAGGGCGAGGGCTTCTAGAGCATCCATCGGACATCCTCCTTTTCGCCGTGCTTGCAGTCCCAGGATTCGAGGTATAAGTGCGAGTGCGTGTCACTGAAGTAGC